GGACAAGTAAATAAAGTTACTCGTTCTTTACGTGTTGTAGAAGGATTTTTAGAGAAGTTTGAAAAGCATTTGAATGGAATAGACTTAAATGAGAGAACAATGAACAACACAATTGTTCATGATGCTGGAAAGATTATGTCTACTCTAAAACAACTTCCTGACTATTTAATGACTTTACAAGAACTGGAAAGACAAGCTAGACATGATATTATCAGAACACCAACATCTAAAGGAGATCATGAATTAGGTTGGATGGCTGTAAATAATCAAACAGCTAAAGCTAAAAAGAAAGAAGAAACTGATGAGTGAAATTAAATTATTAGGTGATTTAGAAGTACAAGATATTGAAAGAAAGATAAGGGGTAAGTTTAACAAAGACTTACTCCTTAATTCTTATTTTGAGCATACTGAACTATTTAGTCCTGCAGCTAATACTTTTCTAAAAGAAGGTAAATACTGTGGGGAAGTGTTCAACTCAAAAAAGTACAATATCTTTTGGGGAGAAGAAAGAGAGAGATGTATTTACGGTTATGAGAATCCTAAAACTAAAGTATGGATTCCTGGTAAGTACTATATGTTCTTGAATTATAAACCTATGAAGATAATTCGGGAAGAAGATAAAGGAAAGAAGTCTGCTAAACGTACTACAGGATTTCCTAGATTCTGGCCTATTCACTATTTCTTCTCATTAGACTATCAACTAGCTAAAGAAAATGGTCTTAACATTTCTATTCTTAAACCCCGTGATACAGGCTTTTCTGAAATCATGGCCTCCTTTGGAGTACATGAATATACCTTTCAAATAGAAGACCCTGTATTCTACTTTGTAGCTGTAGAACGATTTCTGAACAAAGATGGTGTACTTACAAAGGCATGGGATCAAATGAACTTTCTCAACGAACATACAGAAAGAGCATTCAAACATCTACGACAATACAAAGATGCTGACCTTGTTAAAAGGGCAAGTTACATGGACCCAGAAACTCGTAACGAAAAAAGAACTGGAGGGGAAATACAAGGGGCTGTAGTAGATCATCCACGTAAGCTACGTGGTGCAAGGGGATTTGTAAACTTTGAAGAAGGCGGTTCTTTTCCTAATCTAGTTGAAGCTTGGATGACAGCAAAAGACTTAGCTGAACAAGGTGGTGTTAAGTTTGCTATGATGTGTGTTTGGGGTACAGGTGGTGAACAAGGTCCAGGTATTGATGGTCTTGAAAGAATATTTACTAATCCAGACGCATTTGATTGCTTACCATTTGATAACTGTTGGGAAGAAAGTTTAGTAGATAACCCTCATGGATTCTTCTTTCCTGCTTGGGCTAACATGACTAGATTCATGGACAAATGGGGTAATACAGACTTCAAGAAAGCAAAAGAATTCAGGGATGCTGAAAGAGAAAAACTACAGAAAGAGTCTAATCACCTTCTTGATAAACGAGTAAGCGAGCAACCTTATTCTCCTTCAGAAGCTTTAATGCGTCTTACAGGAAATCCATTCCCTCAAAATGAATTACAAAGACATTTACGTAAAGTAGATTCTTCTCCAGATATTCAAGGTATTCTTAAAGTAGGTGAATGGGAAATAGACCAAGGTGAAGTTAAGTTTGTTCTTAATCCTAAACTTGATCCAGTAAACAAATACCCACATAAAACAGATGCTGTCTTAGAAGGAGCGTTTACAATGTTTGAAGCTCCTTTACGGGATAATCAAGGTAAAGTACCAGATAACCTTTACTACATTGTTGCTGACTGTTTCTATGTAGATACAGAACAAGCTACAGACTGGAATTCTCTTGGTTCCTACTATGTGTACAAGAAGACAAACACTCTGTTTCCAACAGAGGATGATATTCTTGTTGGTTGGTATGCAGGTAGACCTCCTAGAGTAAAAGACTTTCATAGAAGAATATTCATGGCTGCAAGAGCTTATAATGCTATTGTACAAACTGAAATTAAAGGTGGGGGTAACGAACTCCTTAACTACGCTAAAGAACATTCACTGTTACAATATTGCGGTGAAAGACCTACAGTATTTAACCAGGATAAAGAGTTTAAGAAAGTTTCAGGAAGACAGTTTTTTGTACGAGTAGAAGAATCAAACAAACCTGAATTACTGCAGAAATTAAGTGATTGGTTAAGAAAAGAAAGAGGTGGAAAAATCGAAGGAGATAAAGCTCAATACGTTCTTAATTTAGAGCGTATATATGACAGAGCACTACTAGAGGAGTTGATTAAGTTCAATTATACTGGTAACTTTGACCGTATCTCTTGTTTACTTGTACTTATGTGTATTATTCAAGAAGCTGAACTTCAGGCTATTACTCAATTACAAGACCAAAACAGAGATCATTTATTTAAACGAAGTTTGTTTTCTGACGAAAGTAATAACAGGGCGTACCAACTTTCTGCTTCTGAAATGACTGCAGGAGAAAAAGCCACGTACCACAAAGAGAATCCAACAGACATGATATTCTAAAATGGCAGAACAATTAAGTAATAAAACAAGAACTCCAAGACTCAGAGTTTCTGATTCTGTAAAAAGAAGTAATGATTTTGAGCACACAAAAGCTGTAATTGACCATTACATATCTGCTTGTACATTTGTTGATGAAATTATTAACCCTCAGATACGAGATGTTCGTATTTTCTATGAGGCGTACAACAACCGTCTTCCTGATACGTATTTTCGTTACGTTCTTAATCCTTTAAACTCCAGTAACAACGATTATACAAACTGGCCAGCAAGGTTAAGACCATATTCAATTATTCGTCCAAATATTGATTTGATTGAAGGAGAATATGAAAAAAGACCATTCTCATTTGCTGTTAAGGTAGGTACTAATTCAGATACTTACAACGCTTATCAAGAACAGTTAAACCAACAAATATCTGCTTCTCTGGAACAACAATTCATCAATCTTCTTAATGAAGCCGGACAAGATACAGGAGTACCTAGTCAGGAAGTTGAATTACCAGAGAAATTAAAGAAATTACACGCTTCCAACTATCGTGATAAACGAGCAGAGATGGGAGAAACAGCTCTGGGAATAATTATAGACCAACACAGAGTCGAAGAACTCCTTAAACGTTGTTTTAGAGATTGGGAAATAGCTGGAGAAGTATATACTTACAAAGGTATTCGTGGAGGTAGAATGGTTTATGAAAGAGTTTCACCTCTTGACATGGACTACGACAAATCTCCTGATAATGAATACGTAGAAGATGGTCAATGGTGTGTAAGAAGATTATACATGACCCCTGCAGATGTACAGGACAACTTCTACAAAGAATTAGATGAGAAAGAAATTGATGTAATAGAAGACGAGAATGGTCATATTACATTCAGGGCAGTAGGAACTGGTACACAAAGAGCTTTACGTGACGATAGAGATTTACGTAGAGCTAAAGTAGTTGTATTCCATGTTGTATGGAAGTACATGAAAAAAATAGGTATTTTATCTTATCCTAATCCTACGACAGGAGAAATAGAAGAAATAGAAGTACCAGAAACTTACAAAGTAGATAAAGAACTTGGAGAATCTGTAGAATGGTTTTGGGTAAATGAAGTATGGGAAGGTTACAGGATTGGTGCTGGTGTGGGAACTGCTACTCCAGGATTCTATGTTGGAATTAAACCCTTAGAAGGACAAAGAAACACTGTTAACAACGCTTCCATCTGTAAACTACCTTACAATGGTAAAAGATTCTCAGATACACATTCTCAAAATATCTCTTTAGTAGAGATGGGATTACCTTACGAAACTCTACATCGTATTCTCCATTTCAACTTAGAAAAAACAATAGCTAAATCCAAAGGTAAAATCCTGATGATGGATTGGAATGCTATTCCTAAGAAGTTTGGATGGGATGAAGAGAAGTGGTTATATTGGGCTGATGCTATGGGGTTAGGTTTCTTAGACAGAAATCAACCAGGGGCAGATAAGAGTTTTAACCAATACACCGCAGTTGATATGGGTTTGTACCAGCATATTAACAACATTATTGAATTGATGGAGTACATCAAACGAGAGTGGGACGAACTCTTAGGTATAACACGACAGAGAAAAGGTCAACAAATGGCTTCTGATTCTGTAAGAGGAACACAAGCTGCGATTAATCAATCAACAACTATTTCTGAAGTAGTATTCTCAAGATATGAAGAGTTTGTACGTGCTGAGTTACAAGGCTTACTCGATTTGTCTAAAATCGTATGGAAAGATGGTTTCAACGCAGCTTACCAAGGCGATGATTTACGTACTCAAATCCTTAACATAGATGAAGGATATTGTGAGTCTGATATGGGAGTATTTATTTCCCGTTCACCAAGAGATTTGCAAAACCTGGAAATGGTGCGGCAACAAGTACAAGCATTTGCACAAAATGGCGTAGGACCATCTACAATTGTAGACATTGTACAAGCACGATCTCTGTCCAAGCTCTCAACTATTCTGAAGGAGTTTGAAGCCAAATCAGTTGAAGCTCAACAACAATCTCAACTTTCAGAACAAGAAGCTGAACAAAGATTAGAACAGATACGAGGAGAATATCAAAGATTACAAGGGATAATTGACGAAAGACTTCTTCATGTAAAGTATGACAGAGAAGAAGATTTAGAGCTTCTTAAGCAATCAGGAATAGATCAAAATCCAGTTTCAGTTTCTACACCTGAACAAATGCAGAAGATAAGTTTGGACGATCAAAATAAAAAAAGGGAGATAGGATTAAAAGAAAGAACTGAAGCTGTAAAAGCTAGACAGAAGGATAGAGAGATTGAGCAAAAAGATAAAGAGCTAGAATTCAAAAAAACTGAGCTTGGAGCTAAAATACAAATGAATAAAGAAAACAACAGGGTAAAGTTACGTAATGTCGTAAGTGGAGAGAAAAAATCTAAATCGAAATAAATATGTCAAAACACACACATCTTGGAGATGCAGTAATGGGTATGATAACTACAGTAACACTAGGGTCTTGGTTGTTCCAGGTATTTAGTGTTTTTGTTTTAGCAATAATTGGTGTTGGATATTTGCTGAATTTATCAAACCACAACTCCAGAAATTATTGAAGAAAAAGAAGGAGAAAGCTCAATAGCATTTAGGTATAACTAACCTATTTTGAAGCTAATAAACAACAATCTATTTTTGAACAACAAACAATAAACAAACATGGCAAAGAAAGGAAAAGGTCCGTCAATGGACGACTTTTTTGAAGAAGACTTGGGAATAACTACTCCTGAAGAGGAGAAAGACGAACAAGAAACTGAAGAAGGGTCAGACGAACAAGAAGAAGAAAAAGAAAAAAAGAAAAAACCTGAATCTAAGTCTAAGAAAAAAGATGAAGAGGAGGAAGAATCAGATGATGAATCTGAGGAGGAGGAAGAAAAACCCTCCAAAAAAGTAAAACCTAAATCCAAAACTGAATCTGAAGAAGAATCAGAGGAGGAAGATAAAGAAGAAACTAAGGAAGAGTCAGAAGACGAACCTGAAGTTGATTCAAAAACGTTCTTTGAAGAAGTTGATAAACTAACTGGACAACCAGTTGAGGTTGATTATGGTGATGTTGATCCTTTAACTCCTCAAGGTATAGCAATTCGAGAGAAGGCTGTACGTGAAGCCGCACTGGACACTTTCTTACAAGAAATTGAACAGAATTATCCAACAGCATACAAAGCATTACAATATGCTTATGATGGCGGTGATGTAGCAGAACTGTTTAAAGAGGTTGCAGGAACCAGAGATTACTCTAAAGTAGAACTTAAAGAAGATGATGAAGCATTAGCTACTGAAATTCTTAAAGAATACTACAAGTCAAGAGGAATCAAGAGTGAAGCTAGAATCAATAAAATGATTGAAGTGGCTCAAGATTCTGAAGAAGGAATAGTAGAGGAAGCAAAGGGATTCCTGAAAGAACTTCAGGAAGAACAGTCTGAAAAGCAGACTAAAGCTTTAGAAGCTCAACGTCAGGCAGCAGCTCAGGAAAAACAAAGAGATCAGGTTTTAGGTGCAGCAATAAACGATGTATTGGAAACAGGAACTCTTTCAAACTTCAAGATTAATTCTAAAGAAGTTAATGACTTCAGAAAGTTTGTAGTAAGTACAATTCGTAGAGCAGGTAATGGGCAATATACCTTCACTACAGAAGTTGAACCTAAAAATTTAGAAAAACAACTTCAGTATTTGTACTTCCAGTTTAAAAAAGGTGATTTGAGTAATTTGATACAAACTAAACAAACTACTGAAGCAACTAAAAAACTTAAACTAAAACTTGCTTCAGAAGAAGCTAACAGAGGTAAGAAATCAACTCAAAGAGAAGAAAGAAATAGTTTTCCTTCAATGAAGGATTATGAATCATAAACAAGAAAAAATTAAATTTCCTCTTTCATTCCCTGACCTGTTTTACCTAATCCCTTCTCC